TAACTGTTTTATACCCAATAATATTTTCAAGAGTTCGGTATCCTTTTCCCAGATATTCGCTTCTTTTACGTAAATAGTTTTTCTATTAGCATCTGTACAATGAATAGGCCGTTCCAATATATCCAATTGGCTGAGTCCATTGGTTATCATATTTGTTAATGTCTTTGTAAGGCCATTTTGTATGGTATTATCATATGTTTCTGCTGTAATAGGCAAAGAATCGATAAAATCGGTTAAATTCATCGCGTTTTTACAATGTTCATTCAAAAACATCTGAATATTGAAATTTTGCGTATTATGACTATTTGTGTTATGTGACTGATTACCGATATTCGGCATGATTTCTATCATTTTCTCCATTATATTGCCGTTTTTTTCGGTTATATTGGTTACCAAATCAGATATGAATTCGTTATTTTTAGCTAAAAGTAATTCTACGATTTGAACAATATGAGATGTTTTATAATCATTAGATAGATCTAATGTAGTATTGTTTGATATGATATCATTTGATACAATATCGGTTGATATCATTGAACACGATCTCTGATGTTTCCATAATCCTTGTCTGAATTTGTATATATTTCCGCAAGCACATTCATGATAAGCATTCACGGCATTTTCGGCATTTTTCGGCATTTTTTTGTCATCATTTGTAACTCCTTTGTAACTCGTTTTGTGTTTGCGTGTCAATAAATGTTTATTCCAATTGCTTTCTTTGCTACATTTAAAGTCACATGTTTCACAGTAGAATTTTTCGGCATTTTTTGGCATCTTTTTGTCATCCATTGTAACTCTATATTGGATACATATAAAAAATTACTAAATCATTTCACATAAATATATAAAATTTTGTCATAACAAATATTTTCATCCAAAAATAAAAATCAGAGCATTATGCTCTAAAACACATTTTTCATGATTTTTCAAATTCATTTTCCAAAAAATAAAAAAACACACATAAAAACCTTGTGTAATTTTTAGAAATCCAAAATCAATTTGAAAATTTTGTAAAAAGTGACTTTGCTACAAGTATCTAGTGACAGTGCCTTTTTTTCAGTAGTACCTAGTTCCCTTCATATGTAGGTAGTCCCCTACATGACCTACATGATTTTCTCGGTGGATGCGATTTTTGAAAATCGTGAAGCGCAGCCTACCTACATGAAAATCATGTCCCGAAAAAGTGAAATCCAAAAAGTAGCCCTCTTTTGATCGAAATCGGGGGATAAATTTATACACAAAAATGGCCGATTCACATATCGGGCAATATCGACAAATGTATATTTGTTATTCGAATTTCATAAAATATGGGGATTACACCGACTAAAAAGAAAAATGAGACAAAATGAATTAAATATAAACTGCTTAACTTTATATAATGAGAATAAAGTTAAGTGAAAAATATCAAACTGAAAGAGAAGATATTTGTAAAAGATTGATTAGTATAATTGAATTAGATGATAACAAATCCTTTTTATTATGTGATTTAGATAATGATACAGAAAAACAAAATAAGATTATAGAAATGAAAGAAGAGATACAAAAATATTTTGCTTGTTCTACTATATCATCATTTAAACCAAATTTTGAATGTAAAAGACCCTATTTGAATATTGTTAGGAGCATATTACGACAACAACAATATATCATAGAAATTAATGATTATTGTATAAAATATGAAAATGGACTTATAAGAAAAACAATGAAATACAAAATATTTAGGAATAATTAAATAATTGACTTTCGTAAATTATTTAAAAATAAAATATTTAGTAAGTATATAGAATGGGAAAACGGAAAAAGAAGGATACTTTCCAAGAGTTCCGTTCCACAGAGAAATCTGCTTATACTACCATCAAAACCACACTCAAATCTGTATTACATAACCATAATGATGTCCAACCGGTCATAACCAAGTTGGTTTTTGAAATGAATGATTTGATGATACACTCTTACCAGTTTATCAGGTTGTATGTATTGAAATGTTATAACAACAAGCAACCATTGCCTGATATAAATGAGAAGTTCATTTTGTATTGTATCAAGGTATTGGGAGAAAAAACGAATTCTGGAAGACCAGAAAAGGATACATCTATGTTAGAAACTCTACAAGAGTTTTATGATAATGAATACCAACCTTTACTTAATCACGAAAAAACATCTTTGAAACACAAGTCCAATATGCTTCCGTATTTAGCAACACAACTTCATACTTCCTTATCTAATAATACACAAGAACGATTTATTCAGCATTTTCTTCGGTTCATCAATAAAACTACCACGAAAATAACAGAAGATAAAGCAGTTTTATTCAAGTTCAAGAAACAATTATTAGAATGTAATGAGGAAACTGATATGATGTTTGATGACTGGAAAACCACTCATTTACCGAATATTCTTCATGTAAACATAAAGAAGTCAGTTCATTATGATGTGAAAGTTAATCCATTTGATTATTTGAAAGGTATGTTGTATATGAATGCTGTATTGGAAAAGGAAGAACATAAATTATTTCAACCTTTACCACTACGCAATAACATCATTCCTAAACATATCATTTTAGATACAGCATGTATCGTCAATCTTTTTTCGTTGGAAGGAAAAACAAAAAGTGAATTATTCAAAGCAATCAAGGAAAATCAGCACGATGTATGGAATAATTTACTGAACTTACAACATAAAACATTCAAACGCAAACATTACCAATTTCACTACCAAATACAAACAGACGGAATTAGTTGTTCTTTGTTATTTATTCGTAAAGATTTGAAAGATAAGAAATGGGGGTCAAGAGTTCCTACTTTACAAGAACAAGATTTTCATAACATAGAAGATTTATCCAGAGAACAACTCAAAGAAGTAGCACATCGTAATATTGTTGGTTGCGACCCTGGAAAACGTAGTCTGGTATATATGATGGACGACAAAGGAAACAAACTCCAATATACAGCACCACAAAGGAAGCGAGAAAGCAAAGCAAAGACAAACCAGCGAATATTATTAGTGGAAAAGAAACGAAATAACATCATAGAAAAAGAAACTCATTTATCCTTTCACAATAGTAAATCGGTTGATTATGAAAAGTTCAAGAAGTATTTAGTAGAAAAGGACAAATTGAATAAAGAAACCTTAGATTTCTATCAACGAGATGTTTGGAGGAAAATGAAGTTTAGGCAATATAGTTATGGTAAGAAGTCGTTAGATACATTCCTTAATAAAATCAAAGAAATTTTTGGAGACAATATCCTAATCGGTTATGGGAATTGGAGTAGAAGCACTCAAATGAAACACTTTATGCCTACTCTGAATAAAGGATTAAGAAAGCAAATCCACAAGAAATATGATACAATAACAATCAATGAGTGTAATACAAGTAAAAAATGCTGTGAATGTAATAATGATTTATCTTATTACAGACATAGCAATGGAAATAAGCAGTTCCGTCTTTTAGTATGTTCTGGATGCGTGAGACCCCAAGTCAAACAAATCGTATTCAAGACAAGAGACGCTAATTCAGCAATCAACATAATGAACTTAACAAAATGTTGGATTGATAGGCAAGAACGCCCTGCGTGTTTTCAAATTTCGTCTTTCACCTCTTCAAATAATCAAAAGGAAGAGGAAAAAGTTAGACCATCGTAGGTGAAACTCCTACTATTGATTTTACATCACTTTAATTTTTAATGGGATTTTGTCTCATTTTTCTTTTTAGTCGGTGTAATTTGCGAATGATAGAATAATGGAATAATATATAATGTGTATAGGATGCACTCCCCGACGGAGTAATATAAATAAAAATTGAATATAAATATAATTGGTATGAATAATATAACAAGTTAAATGTCCGCAGTTAAAATGGAAAACAGTATTAAACAGACGGGTGAGGTTAAAGTAACTGGAAAAAAGAAAATTTCAAAGGCAAGTGTTGCTGGAAAAAAATTAAAGGTTGATAATGCTAATTCGTTTACTATCGTCGAGACATTTGTTGGCGCTGGTGGTTCTCATTTGGGGTTTAAAAACAATAATTTCAATGTCGTATTTGTAAATGATAATTGGAAAGAAAGCCTCGATACCTTGAAATTAAATAATTCGGAACTACAAGACAAGCAAGTAATTTGTGATGATATTACTACTATTGCGAAAAAGGATTTGCTTAGTGAATATAATATGAAGGCCGGTGATTTATCTGTATTGATTGGTGGCGTAGTATGTAAGGGGTTTTCTCTGGCTGGTGTTAGAAATCCATATGATGAGAGAAATTACTTATACATATCTCAGTTAAAATTAGTAGAACAATTTCGACCAGTCATTTCAATTATAGAGAATGTTCCCGGAATGAAAAACATGAAAATTTTAACAAAGAAAAATTTTGCTCCAGTAAGCAAGAAGCTATACATGGACTTTGATGAATCAATTGAAAAATTATGCGAAGAAATCGACAGTGTTATAGTTAAACATAAGAATAATCGAGGTCAAATTATTGCGGTCAATAAGAAAATGAGTGTTGATGATAGCCCCGAATTGTTAGAGAAGAAACATAAATTGGAAGAAGAAAAGTCGTTGTTGGAAGAACAGAGAAAAACGATGGAAGCAGACTTGGATAAATACATGTATAGTGTGGTGGATGATATATTCGAGAGATACGAAGAACTAGGATATAATGTATATAGTAACATCTTAATGTGTAGTAATTATGGCGGATATACAAATAGGCGAAGATTGATCATCGTAGCTGTTAGAAAGGATGTGACTAAGGAATGGAAATGGCCAGTCATTACACATAGCGATGAAGATGAGACATTACCAAATTTATTGACAGTAAAGGATGCCTTTAATTTGTTGGATTACGCGGATGTAAACTCGCCTAGTAAGGATCAAGATAATGTGCCGATGAATCATCGTGAATCAACCGTAGACAAATTCAAGCAAATTTCGAATGAAAAAAAGACTGAGGGTTATTCGTCTAGAGGTTCTTCAAACAGACTCTCGTATGATAAACCGGCACCTACATTAGTACCCGGACATAGTAGTTTTCAAATTCATCCAGTTGAACACAGAAGTATTACTGTGAGAGAAGGGGCGATTATTACTGGATTTCCTAGAACATACAAATTTATTGGTTCGCATAGTGACAGATGTGTTCAAATCGGAAACGCAATTCCGTTTCATCTTGGAAACGCTCTAGCTAAGAGTTGTGTAGAATTGCTATCAAGTATGTAAAATAAATAATAAAAATAGATATAACAATAACACGATAAAAATAATAAAAATTTTTCTTTATTATTTTTATTTTTGCTAACGCAAGCTATTTAACTGCGATGTTTATGTATTTGTGTATATCAATATTTATAACAGCCCTTCCCAGAAGCTATCTGGTAGCGGAAGTCCGTTTTGGCAATAATGGTTATTCACATGTGCGATAGATTCGCGCTGTGTATTCAAATCAACCTCGTTAGGTTCAAACCCATATCCTCTTATTTCCTTTTCAATCTTAATCCAGTTTCTCAAGTATGGGACCTCCTTGTTTTTTTTGATACAATGGCTAGCATCAAAATTGTGATGCGTGTTATTACACTTTTCACATAGTAGAATCGCAATTTTAGGGTCATCAATATTATAGACAGAATGGGCTCGCCAATGATCAATAGCGAGACGTTCCGTACTAGTACATAGCTGACATTTACCACTTTTAGACTGAATAAACAAGTCTCGTTCTACCTTGTTTTTGAAAATATTTCGCAATGCTGGGCGAACAATGGCTTCACACTCCGACTTAGAGATAGGATCAAATGTATACACAATATCATCGCCATCACCTTGCTTATGTAAACCATATTTAGAAAACTTTTCGAAAAATGTGCGCAACTGTCTCTGTAGGTCACCCGGTGCGAATCCAAGTTTATCGAGTAAGTCTTGTATACTATTGACCACAAATGGGTAAATATTATTTATAGACATGTGACGAATCGCAAACTGCCGTTCAACCTCCCGTTTTGGGATAGGTACATGGGGTTGATTGTTAAAAATCTCGGCTATTAATCTTAATTGAGTACCCGGTGTAGTTAGATCTATTAGCGATACATAACTATCAATCGAATCATTCGTATTTACCGATACAATTTCGTTCATATTTGATGTTATCATAACGAGTCAAATTATGTAATATTTACAAGCTATATAATATCTTCAATTTTTTTGGATCAACATAACATATTTAAGATAATAACAATTATAACTGTAATAAAAAATAAACCGTATATTTAGTATGAGTGATTTAAACAACGAGTATTTATTAAAGGCGCTGAATAATGAAAATAATTCTGGTATAGAAAATTTAACTACTAGAAAAATTAAGGCGATTAAAAACGACTATCTACAACAATTACAATTGTCGAGAGATAAATTAAAAGAATTTCATTTGAAACTAAAAGATTACAGATTTGTGGATGATTTAACGGATATTCAATATGGAAGATATATTCGCTGGATCAGTTTAAAAAATCCAGAAAAAATATGCTTGACAAATGGAGGTGTGATTATTGATATAAAAATACAAGAAGACGGAATACATTTGTTATGTAGAAATTTTAAAAATAGTAGATTTCAAATAAAAATAGATGAATGTTTTATATTTCAGAAATTAACTGATCAAGAAAAAACGATTTTAGCGGCATTAGATTATCTAGATAAACCGTAATGACGGTATAGTTATGGCCTATTTATGGCCTATTTATGGCCTATTTATTGTATATGTGGCATAATGTTGTAGTTTCACTGATTGTAACCAACAAGATGAACAAGTATGTTTACGAGCAATTACAAAAGTTGGATGGTGTGTATCTTGTACTTCTATTTTTGTCTCAACACAATTTACGTTACATGATCGACACGGTAATTTATTTTTCACTTCTTCATACACCTCCTTGATTTTTGTCACAGTTGTGGCGGTAAATTGTGTATGATAAAAAAGGTCACTAAACCCTCTTACATTTTTATCATTCTTATTTTTATCGTTTGTTTTTTTATTTTTAGACATAATCTACTGGGTTACCTTACTAACACACACACATTATATTTTTATGTATGTTATGTAATTGTTTAGTCAAGTCGCAATATCTTTTTCCAATGTAATATTCTCTCGATTGCTTGGTCATGGAGAATCGGATAATGTCTGATAGCATACTCAGTTGTAAATAAGTGATCATCGGCGTGTCTAAATACGCGCTTTTGAAATAGTTCTTCTGCTTGATAAAACGAGTCGCCAAAATTACCATTGTATACCTTCATGTTGTATATCACACATCTGTCAAAGTCATATGCCGTTAATAAGTCGGCTTCTCTAACTATGTGATATGCTCGTTGGTAAATACCCAACTCTGGGAAACCATTCGTCTTTACCTTGGAATAAGACATGGTGCTAATAATAGCCGTAATGGCAGCAATCTCATCCGCCGTAATGTTAGTTTCCAAAAACGCGGTTATTTCAGCGACACCATCGGTTTCATTCATATACTTTTTATCACACATATCATGTAGTACGGCAGCAATGTAAATAATATTTACATGTTCGGCTATAATTGGATTGAGACGCAGTTCAGTCTCGTACATAGAATGAGCATAATGAAGAACATTCATGCTATGTGATATATTATGCGTTTCATCAATTTTATATTTGGTTGAAGTATCCAAAATAAATTGGCATAATTTATTACAGAGTTCCATATTCATCTTGATAGTAGTAATTTGATCCGTTAATACATGTAAAAAAATTACAAAATAAAGTTCAATTTTATTTACTGCGTCTCGTTTTATTGAAGCCGATATTTTTTCTAAATTTCTTCAAAGATTTGCGCGTTCCTTTCTTGGAAAGAAGTTTGGATCCTTTTTTACACTTGAAATTATAAAAATCAATATTTCGATTTTTGAAAATACTATCTCTACAAATTCCAATCGCAGCCGTCTCAACTACTTTTCGACTATTTCGAACCTTTTTAATACATTTACACAGCTTACTTGCTAACATGTGTTCTGAAATATCTTTGTATGACTTATTATTTGGTTTAGGAATCTGATAAAATTGAGCAATTTTTTTATAATCCGATATTGATAAATCCATTAAATAGTTATACTATATTATTCGGAGAGAAATTTTATAAATACGTATAGTATATAGTATATAGTATTATGTCCAATAATAACTCATTTAAAATAGTAGTATTTGATTTAGATGAAACATTGGGTTATTTTACGGAATTCGGGATATTTTGCGAATGCCTAAATAAATATTTTAAAAACACTGATTATAGTAACACTCACTTCAATGAGTTATTGGATTTATATCCGGAATTTATACGGCCAAAAATGATAAATACGCTCCTATACTTAAAATCAAAGAAATTGGACGATAAGTGTTATAAAGTAATGATTTATACGAATAACCAAGGTGATAGAAGTTGGGCGATAAATATAAAGAAGTATTTTGATAATAAAGTAGAATATGAATTGTTCGATAAAATAATAGCGGCATTCAAAGTGAGAGGGCAGCGTGTAGAAGTCGGAAGAACATCACATGATAAAACAATGGACGATTTTGTGAGATGTACTAAATTACCGGAAAACATAGAAGTATGTTTCATTGATGATTTGTATCATTCTGGTATGGTAGATGATAAGGTATATTATATAAATGTCAAGCCATATAAGTATCAAATAAGCATGGAAAAAATGATAAACACTTTCTTATATTCTAAGTTGGGAAATAAGGTTGTGAATAAAGAAGATTTCATAAATTCAATTCAATATGAATATAAGAAATATAATTATAGGATTAATGAAAAAACGAAACAAGAGCAAGAAGTAGACGAAATCATAGGAAAGCGAATGTTACAGCATTTAAAGCAATTTTTCCGCGAAAAATTTAGTAAAACAGCCAAGAAGAAAAAAAGCAAACCAATACATAAGACGCTAAAACATAAAAAATAAAAATAAAAATAGCTATGCGCTCAAATATGTAAACAAGTCGGTATATTATCGAACAACCTTTAATATTCGTGCTAATTCAGTTAAATCGAATGTTTTAGCATATTGGTTAAATGCGGTAGTAGCAAGTAAAAATAGAGCAGAAGAAAAGACGACTCGTCTATCAAATTCAGTGAACGTTGCTTTAACAAATGGATTGAATCGTAGTAATAAGAATCCGGTGACATAGTATCTCATAATATCTTGTACCACATCTAAATATTTTGGATTGTAAAATCCGACTTGTAAATACGCAAATATATATAAGATATAAGACAAGTAAAGTGTTAAATCAAATACGAACTCATGAAGTATCATCGCTTATACATATACCCGTTAAATAAAAATAATACAAATATATTATTTTTATTTTATTATTGGGTATTACTCCTATTAATTATATTACTATTATTACTCCTATTAATTATATTACTATTATTAGTTATATTACTAGTGATACATCTAGACAATTTATACGTTTGTGTCTATAGTAAGCTTGCTAGAGGCAGTCTCCTTAGAATTGATTTTTTTCTTATATATATCTAATTGTCTCGCACTAGCGTCAGTGGCATGACAATATCTAGGCATCCAAAATCCGGGAATAATATCACTTCTATTTGGAAAGTACGACTCAAACAATTCTCTATAATACAATTGTTCTTTCGTAGTTGGTGGATTATTCGTATATTTTTTGCGGGATTCTTCGAAGACTTCATCACTATACTTATTATTTAGTCTATTTTGAATAATTTCATACCAAGAATTGGTGTGTGAACTAACTCCATCACTAAAAGCCTCTTTTGTTCGCCATAATACATCATTTGGCAAAAGAGTGGGATCCATTACAGCAATCGCACTTCTGAGAAGATTTTTTTCAATTTGTTTATTATTTGTATGATTTCTCACAGCAATAGGCAAAGACAAATATGTATGAACGAATGTCCTATCTAAAAAAGGTGTTCGTGGTTCTAATCCATTGCAAGAAATAGATCTATCACTTCGCAACACATCGTAATATTGAATATTATCAATCAATCGCTTACATTCGTGGTCGAATTCAATATCACTTGGGCAATTATGAAAATACATGTATCCACCCGTTAATTCATCTGACCCATCACCATTAAATATCACCTTTGCGTCACTATGCTCAGAAATATATTTAGCAACAAGATAATTACCGACACTGGCACGAACAGTTGTTGTATCGTAGCTCTCTATATTATAAATAACTTCGGGAATTGCTGAAAAGAATTCATGCTCGGTCAAAATAATCTCGGTATGCTTAGACTGGATATGTTTGGATACCATTCTAGCATATTCTAAATCAGAACCGCCAATCATACCAATACTATATGTTTGTAGCTTATTTTTCGGTACATATTTAGATACCATAGCAGAGATCAAGCTACTATCCAATCCACCAGATAGCAAACAAGCCATGTTTCTCTCCATTGTAACAACACGCTTTCTTACAGATTCTAATAGGGTGTTATAAATAGTTTTGTATATATCTTTAGAATCATCCGACCAAGAATAACGAACAACATTATGATTATAATTAAATGTATTATATGTGGTTTGTGGTCTTGTGAAATGGAAGGAACCGTTGTTTAATGTAAATCGAAGAAAAGTGCCGGCGGAAAAATTGTGACATTCGTCGCATAGACCAGATACTTGTTTCAATAATGACGAAAATACAACATATTTATCGCGTGTTTGACCATAATATAATGGTCTAATTCCAAATGGATCTCTAGCAATATAGACAGTATTTATGTTTGAATCGTATAGAGCAAAGGCAAATTCACCGTCTAAATTTTGTACGGTATATTCAATACCATATCGTTTATATAGATGAATAATGCTTTCGCAATCAGAATTAGTGTTGGGTGTGACATTCAATAATTTATAAATGCTTTTATAATTGTAGATTTCACCATTACAAATTAAATAAATCCCATCGATACAAATTGGTTGGTGTGAAATTTCATCCAAACCATTAATTGCTAGTCTGTGAAATCCAAATAAAACATTTTCACTGATATTTTTAATTGTGGAAAACTCTGGACCTCGTGATTGAGCAGTATAAAAATGCTTCTCAATTGACGGATATAAACTAGAGAATAACTCTTGGTCTAAAAAATGAAACAGAGCAAAAATTCCACACATTGTATGTAAACTATAATAATATCTTTAGGTAATTTCCAAAAATAATATATTCGAGTAATATAATAATGGACAAGATGTATGGAGTTACAGATGGATTATATATATGTAATCAAGGCCGAGTAGACGAATTGAATACTAGAATATCAGAGAGAAATATTCCGTCGAATGGTTTACAGCCACAATATAGTATACGACCGGCATCTACCAAATATGCTTATATGCCTATATTGGACCAATATAAGAAGGCAACTGTGCCTTTAGAAACTTACACACCGTTCTCTACTTCAGCGATATTTAATCCCGGAAACGCACAAGCGCCGTGGAGTGGATTTTCAAATAACATAAACGTAGAATCGCAATTGAGAAATCAATTTTTTGCCTTACAAAAATGCGAGCAGTCTGTTTACGTTCCTTCTTCTACGAGTGACTTGTATCAAACAAGGGTTGATTATACACCTCAACCGCAAACACACCCGTTATTGTTTGAGAAGCCAGATTTAGCGCCATTTAATCCAAATGTTAATAATTTAGGCAATAGCTTATTTAACAATCATACGAGATATCAATTGAAGAGTAGCAATGGTGATTTGTAAAAATACAAAATATATATTCATTGAAATATGTAAATGGACATTTCAATGAATGAAATAGATAATATTACACTCAGCTATTTTGCGAATAAATCACAATATACGAGTATTTTAAAAAAGACGGAAGAAAACAATGATAAAAAATTTATTAATGATAAAAAATTTTATAAAAAACGTGTATTAGATTTGACAAAGCGATTATTTAGGGAGGAAGAACCGAATACGCAGTTAATCGGGTTTTTTAATACTTATGTAAAATCGTGTGTCAATTATTTGAAATTTTTAGATAAAAGTGATATAATTCAAGAAAAGTATGGCTCCATGAATGTAGACGGTAATCTAGAAAAAACAAATATCGAAATAGATGCTAGTGGGGATGATATAGATATTGAAAACGTGGACTATAAAAATTGTGACTATTTATTTAGTAAACCAGAAGACGTGAAAAAGTTAAATTTAGATACGTTTGTAATAAAGACAGTTACCAATCCACCACAAAAAATAATACCGAAGAGAGAAAATATCAATATAAAGACGAAAGAACACAAAACAAAAGGTATATTAAAAAAGAAAAATATAGATAATATTTATGAAGACACGACGAATGAAAATTAAAAAAACTAGAACAAAATCATATAATAAACGAATGAAAGGCGGATTAGCCAAAGGCGGGTCTAGTAATATCGCAAAAACAATGCGAACAATGCGAACAAAGGGAAAATCTAATTCGAATACAGAGAAATCGTCGTATATACCCGAAAATTGTAGTCCAAATCCCAATAAAAGTAGTTTCTCATGTTATACGAGCGAATCGTTATTTAAGATGAAAGAATATTGGAATGCTAGACATGAACGCGATATGATATCTACGAATGATCCGAAAGAAATATGGCGTGAATTAAAAGAAAAAATGTCAAATAGTTGTGATAGAGAATCGTGTTGGCTAAGAAGCAAATTTATGGAAGGTAAGGTAGACAAGGAACTATTAAACTACACATTTGCCCCAAAATCACCAGAAGATTGGAAGCGAAAGCCAAACGAATGGTTAAGTAGTTTAGATATAGAAGCAGTTATGAAGCAATATGAGAAATTCTACAAGTGTTTTGAGTTTTTGGGTCCATCGCCAATCGACTATGATGTAAAAAAACTATACGGTGAATGTGTTTGGGAGGAATTATGTAATTTAAATTTAAGCGATATGATTAAGCGAAATAAAAATAAGATTGGTATTATTTTAAACACGGATCCACATGATAAGGATGGTGAGCATTGGATATCAATGTTTGTGAATATAAAGAAAAAATTAATAGTGTATTTCGATAGCAATGGTGATACTCCACCTAAACAAGTGACAAAATTAATAAATATGATTAAGACACAAGGGAAACAATTGGGGATTGACTTTGAAGTACATTTGAACGAAATAGAACATCAGAAAACGGATTCAGAATGTGGTATGTACTGTTTATACTTTATAGTTCAAATGTTAAAAGATAAGGAATTGAAATACTTTTTAAAACACGAAATTCCAGATGAAGAGGTATTTGAACTAAGAGATAAATATTTCAATACGGAATAAATATTTCAATACAAAATAAGAATATAAATATATGTATTATTATTACTTTATGGAGTTTATAAGTAATAATAATAAAGGATTAATTTGGGGGTTATTACAAGAAAGCAATGTATTTGATGGAATAGAAAATGAAAACTTTGCTAGAATTCAAACAATATTTGAAGATACAATTAGTAATGTTCACAGAAGCAATACGAATTTATCATTATTGGAAAAAAATAAATTAGCTATGAATACATTAATAAAAAAAATAAATGATGAAAAATCAAAGCCTAAAAAATCAATTCAGATGGTTTATCGTGCGGAAGATATACAAAATAAAAGAGAGCAAGATTTTAATGTGAAATTGAAAGAACAACAAGACAATTTAAATAAGATGATAAACCCTGCAAAACCTAAAGCAATGAGTTTTAGTGATGAAACTATTAATGAGGATAAACCAATTGGAGATGACATGGATCGGTTAATCGCAGAACGGTTGGCAACTAGAGAACGTGAATTAGAAATACCTCAAATTACAAAAGAGACCGAGCAGTGGTTAAATAATAATCGTGAAGTAAAATTAAAGATAGAAAATAAATCAGTTTCTTTTAATGAAAGCGTAACTAATATACCGAAACCAATCGATAGAAATATAGAACTAGTAGTTGACAATATAAGAGAGAATAGAGTTAGTAATATGACAGAGAATAGAGTTAATAGTATTGTTGATAATAAGATCGAAAATAGCATATTTAATAAACTAAAACGGAAGCAAGAAGTGCAACCAATCCAATCTACCGGACTAAATATAGAACAAGAAATACATGCGTTGAGAGAAAATCAAAATAAATTAATGGATATGTGTACTCAAATATTGGATATATTACAAAATATAAAGTCAAATTGAAATTTCTGTGTAAAATAAAATATCATATAAATATATAAATTATATATATTCATACTCATATGACAAGTAAAAAAAATAGAAGCAATAGTATAGATATGGAATTTGATATAGAATTTAATATAGAATTCAATGTGGAAAGTAAAACTAGAAATAGGACTAGAACAAGTAGCGGAGAAAAGAGAAGAAGTAACAGTATCGGTTCTAGAAGTATGAGTATAGGTAGCGTAGAATCTATCACATTAAACGATGATATTGATAATATAGATG